CCCACCAGGCTGACGTGGCTCGGGTCCACACCGCCCACGTCTCCCGCGGCCATTGCTATTGCCCGCATCGAATAGGGGCCTTCAGATCGATCATGCTCGGGCTCCGGATAAGCTGGGGCGCGCTGGGGGTTACGCGGCGTCGATGATGGCGGGCCAGGGGGCGAAGGGCGCGACCACATTGCCCGTTCGCGTCACGCCGGGGGTCGTGTAGATCGTGGTCTGCCACTTCGACCCGAGTCGGGTTCCGACGCGGTTGCCGGTCACCTTGCCAGTGAGGTCGCCTTCCAGCCGGATGCCGTTCGGGGCGTCGGCGGTGTGCACGACGTTGTCTTCGATCACCGTCCCCTGCGCCGCCGGATAGCCGCTGATCAGGTTGACGAACACGCCCTGGGTCGCAGCCCCGGAGATGATGTTGCCGCGCACCGTGACGCGCTGGTTGGGGACCTGGCCCACGTAACCCTGGATACCGTCGACGTGCACGCCGTCGGAGCCCGGCAGCGGCCCGGCCAGGGTGTTGTGCTCAATGGTCGAGTCCACGCAGGACCCGAACCCGATCCCGTCGTCCTGCCAGCCCCAGATCAGGTTCTCGGTGACGAGGCCCCGGGTGACGTTCCACAGGGTGACGCCCACCTTCGGCCGGTCGAAGCGGCTGCGGATCAGGGTGACATCGGTGCTGTCGCGGATGTCGATCCCGTTCAGCGCCCCGTTGCCGGCGTAGGCGATACCGTCCAGGGTCAGCTGCAGGCAGTTGTAGGCTGCTATCCCGGGCCGCCCGATGGCGGGGTCTGCGATGAAGTGGCCGCCCTTCCAGATGGCGCCGGTGAGGGCCTTCAGCACCACGGCGCCGATGTTGGCGGCAGAGGCGTCGATGGTGAGCGGCGTCGAGAAGCTGCGCGCCTGCAGAACGGCCAGGCCGAACTGGCCGGAGAGGTGCAGGACATCGCCCGGCTGGCACTGGGTGAAGACCGAGGCGATGTCGGCCGAGGTGGCGTAGCGATCCATTTAGGTCAATCCCATGATGCCGCGGCGGGTGCCGAAGACGGGGTAGGTCTGGTTGAAGCCGCCGCGCTGGAGGTCGCCGATGCCGCCTTGGATGTCGTAGATCGGGGTCTGGCCGTTGATGGCCGACATCGGGACGCGCGCAGCGGGCGTGCCGTTGGTGTTCCACAGGATGCGGCGGTTGGCGGCGGTGGCCACGCCGATGTTGCCGTTGCCCAGGATGATGTTGCCGAACTTGCCCCGGTACTGGGAGCGAACGCTGTCGGCCGTGGAGTACCAACGGTTGGCCAGCCAGGCGTCCCGCGCCGCGAAGAAGCGGGGCAGCATCTTGCTGAAGGCGAGCGTCGTGCCCCCGGCTGGAGCGGCTCCGAACGACATGGTGAGGTCGCCGGCCCCAGCCTTGTTGTAGTAACCGGTGAGCGTGGCCGGGCTGGTCGAGACGTCGATGTCGATCGCGAACCACGTCTCGGAACCATCGGCGAAGCACGTCGCGCCGGACTGGTTGTTGAGGATCAGGGTGCCGGCCGCATTGTGCGCGACAAGCTTGATCGCCCCGCTCGCCTGGATGTTGACGAAGAGGTCCGAGGAGGTCCCCGTCCGGCCCGCGTGGTGGATGATGTAGGGCGCCAGCGCGATGTTCGAGGGGTTCAGCCAGCCGCAGATGAAGAAGGTCGCCCCGTCCGAATAGCCGTTGACGTCCCGCCCCATCATCGAGAAGTCCGAGAGGGGCGAGTTGGCCCCGCCGGAGTTGGGGATCGTCCACATCCGCGGGACGGTCTGCGTGGAGGGCTGGCCGACCCGCAGGTCCACAGGGGCGTGCAGGACGTGGCCAGAGCCGTCCGTCAGCTGCAGCGTCAGGATCTGCTCGCCCTCGGTCAGCGTCCCGCTGGCGCTGCGCTTGACGGTGATCGACCCAGCGTTGTTGGTGGAGCCATTGTCGGTCAGCGTGAGGGTCGAGACGAGGGTGTTGGTGCTGTCGAACAGGCCGACCGAGGCGGGCGCGGCGCCGGAGTAATAGAGCGTCCCCGCGACGGTGTTGGCCGCCGCGTCCTGGGCGATGAACAGTTCGCCCGGGTTGGGGCAAGGACAGCCGCTCTGGATGGAGGTGAGAAGCTTGATCGCCGCCTCTTCCCAGTAGGCATAGCCCCAACGGGAATAGTGCTTGTGGTCCACGAGGACCCAAGAGCCGGCGGCGCTCTTGCGGTAGATGTTGTTCCCCAGCACCGCGGCGCTGTTGATGTTCTGGATCAGGTCGGATTCATTGAAGCCCGCGGCGGGCGCCACAGCCTCCACCCCGGCCGCCGTGTTGGTGGCGGTCGTGCAGGTGTTCATCGTCGTCTGGGCGGTGTTGGCGAAGAGCGCCGTGCCGATGCCGCGCAGGCTGAGCGGGACGCTCCAAAACTCGTTGACGGCGATATAGTCGAGATCCGACGCGTTCGTCGTCGCCTTGGAGATCAGGAGGCGGCGGACGTCGTAGACGTGCGAGCCGTAGCCGTTGGTTTCCAGGTTGGCCTTCAGATAGCGCCAGTCGGCCCAATTGCGCATCCCGGGGCCGGCGTTGTCCTCGGCGGTGCCGAGCAGATAGGACCACCACTGCGACGCCCCGCCCGTCATGGTCGGGATCATGTTGCTGATGATCGCGGTGTAGACCCCGCTCGGCCAGGTCTGCAGGTTCGGCTCGGTCTGGACGCCGGTATTGTAGTCGTTGAGGCCGCCAGTGAAGAGTTGGCTGTTGTTGGCGAGGCCGGTCGAACCCTGGCCGGTGAACTGCGTCTGGATGGGGTTGGTGTTGGAGCCGGTGCCGCCGGTCTCCACGGCCATGCCGCTCGTTTCCTTGCGCAGGAGCGAGCCGCCGGTCAGCACAGAGGTCAGCTGGCCCGGCCAGGAGTAGTCCGTGGGGCTGATGGAGGTGCCCACGCCGACCACAGTGGAGTCACCACAGGTGGTGACGTTGTGCGCAAGGTTGATCGTGCTCGGGAAGCTCTCGGCCTGATACGTCACGGGCGCTGCGCCGCCAGACGCAACCGTCCCGCCGAACGGCAGGCCCAGCCCGATCCCAAGGCTCATTGCCATGCGGTGTACTCTCGATTGGATTGTGGTAGAGGTGGCCGATGCAGAGCGACGAGCGCCCGAAGCGCGGCTGGCGGATCTACATCGACTGGCGCAACTTCATCTGGGTCGCTGGCGCTTCTCTGGCCGGCGCGTTGAAGCTATGGCTGGACTCGCTGCCAGGAGCGGGGCCGTAAGCGCAGCCAGGCCCGCATAGGGATCGGGCGCGAAGGTCATCGGCGGCGTTGCGGCCGGCTTTACGCCTCCGGTCGAGATCAGGTCGAGGAGACCTTTGGCGTTCTGAGCGCTGAGGCGCTTGTCGATCGCCGTTCCCGCCATGCCCACAGGGATCGTGAGCAGGCTCGCGCCGCCCGTCTTCATACCAAGGCCGCCCTGCAGCAGCATCCCAAGCCGGCTGTGCAGAGGATCGAACGCACTGGCGGCGCGCGCCAGGTTCTGCGCCGGAGTGCCATTGACGGTTTGCGCGAGCGCCGCCTGTTCGTCCGGCGTCAGGTTGCGCATCCGCTGGCCGCTACGGGCCTTGAGCAGCGGCTTCAGGGCCTGGCGGGTGGCGTTCGGGTTGCCGCCGGTGCCGGAGGCGATCTTGTTGATTTCCGCATCGCCCAGCACGTCGCTGACGGTCTTGTACTTCATGTACTGCTTGTAGGCCTGGCGGGCCTGGCTCAGGGACGGATCATCGGCCGTGTTGATCAGGTCTTCGATGCGCTTGGTGATCTGGCTCCCGACATCCGCTTCGGGATTGCCGGGCGTCAGCAGCTGGTTGCCGATCCGCGACTTCAGCGTGTTCAGCTTGCCGAGGGTCAGGTTCCCGTTCTCAGCCATGTTGGCGATCTTGTTCGCCCAGCGCGCCGAGGTCGGGTAGAGATTCGGATCGGCTTCCGCGACGATGCCCTTCACGTCGTTGACCGCGGCGTTCACATCGTCGGGATGGAATTGATAGGTGGAGGCGTCCACCTTCTTCCACGCCGCCTGCTGCGCCGCATCGAGTTGTTCGAGCGACTGCGGCGCGGCCTTGGCGGCCTTCGGCGACAGGCGCATCGAGGCCCCTACCCCGCCGAGCGTCGCGCCCACCATGCCGGCGATCTGCTGACCTTGTGGCCCCAGGCCGACCGCCTTTGCGGCGCGCTCGCCACCTTCCTGGCCGAGCGCCGGCAGGACGACGTTCGCCCCACGCTGAACGATGCCGCCGGGGATGATCGCGTTGGGAAGCATGGTCCCGACCGTCTGGGCGACGTGCCCGGCCGTGGTCTGCGGCGCATAGCCGTTCTGCGCTGCGATGCGCGCCATGACGGCGGGCGGCCCTGCGGGCTTGGCCGGGGCCTGGCCGTGCATCAATCCCGCGAGGCTGGCCGCTGACTGCAGCGCGCCCAGAACCGGGGTCAGGGGGTTGGTGGTCAGGACCGAGTCAGCCGTTCCCGAGGCGCCCTTCTGTGCGCCCGAGAGGAAGCCCAGGAGGCTATCCAGGCCCATGCTGCGCTGTGGGGCGGCTTGGGGCGCAAGAGCGCGCTGGGGAGCCGTTGCGGGCCGCGCAGGCGCGCCGCCGCCCTGGATGGAGCGCACGTAGTTCTGGGTTTCGCGGTAGGGCGGGACGCCGCCGTAGCGGTCGACCGCGCCCGGGCCAGCGTTATAGGCCGCGAGCGCCTTGGCCTCGTCCCCGCCGTAGCGGTCCAGCTGCTGCTTCAGATAGGTCACGCCGCCAGTGACGTTCTGGTAGGGGTCGGACGGATCGACGCCGAGCTGCTTGGCGGTGCCGGGCATCAGTTGCATAGGCCCGCGCGCGCCCTTGGGGGAGACGGCGTTGGGGTTTCCGCCGCTCTCCTGATGCATCTGGCGCAGCACGAGATCGGGCCGCACGCCGAGGCGCTGAGCCTCGGACGCCGCATGGTCCTCAAGGTCCCATTGCTGGGCGCCCTTCATGGCCAGGTCCGGCGTATCCGCATCAATGGTGATGACCTTGCCGCGCGGTGAGGTGATCTCAAACGTCGGCATCAGTTCACCTGCCGGATCGTCCAGCCCTTGCCGGACGTGCGGGGAGTGGAGGGCAGCGATTGGCCCGGAACGCCGGCCTTCTGCTGAAGGATCGCGCGCCCGCGCTGCATGGCGCCGATGAAGTCGTTCAGCGCCGCCTTGAAGTCCTCGGGCGTCTGCGCGGCGTCCATCCGCACCTTGGCGTCGGTCGCCTTGCGGCCCTCAACTTCGGTGATTTGACCGCCACCGCGCAGGGTGTTGTAGGCGTCGAGGAAGGTCTGCCCGAGCAGTTGCTTCTTGTAGGCGTCGAAGGAGGCGCCCGGCGTGCCCGGAATAGCCGGCAGCACCGACCACATGCCAGTGCGGTGATTCAGCTCGGGGTGGTCGCGCAGCCGGGTCGCTGTGGTGATCGCGGAGTCGACCGCGTTAAGGTCGGTCGGCAGGGAAACTTGGGAGGTCGCCTGCGCATCGCCGCGGATCTTCGCGGCAGAGGTCGCCTCGGGCGAGCGAGTGCGGCCAAAGCCGCCTGTCGCGCCACCCCCACCTCCGGCCGCGGCCCCGCCGAGCAAGTGCTGCGCGATGATCTTCGCCGCCAGATCGCGCGGAACCTGCTGGGTCGTGCCATCGCCCATGTCGATCGGGATGACGTCGAGCGCGGCCTTCGCGCCTTCCTGCGCCCCCGCGACGGCTCCAGCCGCGTCGGCGGCTGAGCGCACATAGCCCGGAAGATTGGACACTTCGCCGCCCGCTCCGAGCGTCATCCCCTTGTCCAGTTCGGGATGGAACGCGCCCATCGCGCCGCCGGTCTTCTTGTTGTAGCCGAAGCCACGGTCGTAGTTCACGTCCGGCTGCTGGGCCTTCATCACGTCCAGCACCTGGGAGATCGGCACGCCAAGCGCCTGGGCGCGCAGGGCCAGCGACGGGAGGTCGGGGCTGTTGATGTTGAGGCCATCCGAGGTCCGGACGGGCGGCTGGTACTGATAGTTGGCCGCCGTATCCTCGTTCGGATCCAGGCTCACCACGGGCGCCGGCCCGTCCTGATACTGCGGCTGCAGGGCCTTGGCGAACTCGCCCAGGAACTGGCGCTGCTGGTCCTGCAGCTGCTTGCGGCGGCCCAAGCCGATGACGTCGACGCCGAGCAGGTTCATGCCGACCTGATTGAGCAAACGCTCGCCAATGGAGGGCTCGGCCTGCGCCCCGGCCGACATGCCCGGGTCGTAGTTGTACTTCTTGTTGAGCAGCCCCATGCCCTCAGCCTCCGCCCGCGCCCGCGTTGGCAGCGGCTTTTGCGTTGCTCGCGAAGAAGTTCAGCCAGTCGCCGAGGCCGGCGCCGCTCGTCTTGCCCGTCGTGTTGGTCGTCCCGGTCAGCGTGCCGGTCGAGTTCGAGCCCTTGAACAGATCCAGTGGCAGGCCGCCATAGGCAGCGATCTGTTGCAGCAGCGTTTGGATCGGCGCCTGAAGCTGCTGGTTGGTGACGTCGCGCAGTGTTCCGCCGATGCCGGCCTGTGTCGTGGCGTTGGCGCGCTGGTTGGCGTCGAAGCCGCTGGAGATGTCGGTGAGCTGCTTGGCAGCGCCAAGGGTGCGATCCTGCCCCTGGCCCATCAGCTGAGCGTTGACGTCGTTCGCGGCCTGATGGCGCGCGGCCTCCGACTGCGCCGCGCCAAGCGCCGTCGTGAAGCCCTGACTGTTGATGGTGTCGGCCAGGTTGCCGCGGTCCATGGCCAGCTTGGAGCCTAGCAGGGCGTCGCCCACGGCCCCGCCGGACCCCCCGAACACGCTGTCGCGCGCCTTGGCCGCCTGCTGCTGGGCGCGTTGCTGGCCGGCGCCATAGTCGTACTCGGCGAGAGACGACTTCAGGACGTTGTCCTGATACGGGTTCATGAACTTGTCGATCAGGCCCGAACTGTCGACATAGGAGGTCTGAGGCGCATTGGCGTTCGCCACGCCCCGCGTCAGGTCCGCCGCGGCATCGTAGTTCCAAGGCGAGCCGGTGAGCCCCCCCGCCGTGGTCGCGCCCAGGTTCTGCAGCGGATTGGCGGGCGCCACCAGCTTGGAGGGGTCGAGGCCACCGAAGGTGCTGTTGATCTTGTCGGCGAGGCCGCTGATGCCCTGCGTCACCCATTCCGGGTTCGTGGGCGTCGTGTTCATGGTGGTGTTCTGGTTGGTCGTCTCCGTGGACGACTGCTTCTTAGTGGAGAGGCCCATTGAGCGGCTTCCTTGAGGTAACAGACCACGGCGAGTAGCCGATACGTTGGAGCGCCCGGCCCCAGGCGGGGCGGCTCTCAGCGAGCATTTCGGTGCAGCCCTGCAGACGCGCCCAGGCCTCCACGTCGCGCGAGGCGGCCAGGATGCTGGTAAGGTTCCCTGCCGCCCACATCACCTGGCAGGCCCGCGCGCCGGGGTAGTCGACCACCTCCACGAGGAGGCAGCAGTCCTTGGGCTCCAGGATATGCAGCCGCCCCATGGCGATCTGCTGCTCGATGCCGTCGATGGTCCAGTGCGAGCCGTCGCAGGCGCTGGCGATCTGGTCACGCCAATCCGCCCAGCTCATCGGCCGCCCGCCGGGGTCACGTCGAAGGTCGGTGCGCCGAGGCGGCATCCGGTCGGCGACGAATTGCCGTAGAACTTCACCTTGGCGAGCCGGCCCGTCGCCCGCACGTCCGACTTGCGGTCGCCCGGCGCCATGGTGGAGCCCTGGACGACGGTCGCATCGCCCTGCGGCGAAAACCGCGTGGTCACCTGCACCATCACCGGCCCGATCTGGTCCTTGAAGTCGGGCCAGACCTGGCGAACCTGCATGTTGACGTCGGGGTCGAGGTAGTTGTCCGCGGTCTCGATGAACCACGAGAAGGCCGAGCCGTCCGCCGAGGTGCCCTTGTCGTGGTAGTAGATGTAGCCATCCGAGGTGACGCCGAGCGGATAGGAGGGCGTCGGGTGCGGCGGCGCATCGCAGAACGCCGTGCGCGCCATCGTGCCCCGATACCAGGCCAGGTCCGGGTTGCTGACCAGCGTCGGCACGTGGGCGGCGATGTAGCGCGAGCACTCGTTTCCGTCGCGCGCATCCGGGTAGTCGAAGCGGATCTCGGCGAAGCGCCCGTTGGAGGAGGCGACGATCTTGTCACCCTGCGCCGACGCGAGGTTGGCCGAGAAGTCCTTCAGGATCGGGCAAGCGATCGGCCCAGGCGCGCCACCAAGGGCATAGGCGTAGACCTGAAGGTCGGGGCCGATCCAGAACGCGCGCTGCCCGACGATGACGAAGGCGTTCGGGCCGGCGAGGCCGCATTGATCGCCGAGCTTATCGAAGCTCCAGAGGCTTCCGGTCACGTCACCGACGTAGCTTCCGAGCCAGACCGCTTCAGAGGTCCAGACCAACAGGTTCTGACCGATCACCCCACCCGCCACGATCCGGCCGCCCGAGGTCAGGCGATATTCCCGCGCCGTAGTGCTCGGCGAGGTGTTCCACTCGGTGTTGTCCTCGATGGAGGAGTGGCGGATGATCAGCGGGTCGAAGACCCCGCCGCTTTCCGCCGAACAGCCCAGGGCGAACACCTGCCGCGTGGGCGCCACGAGCATATAGGTCACCACGGCCGGCGCATTGGACAGCGCCGCAGCGGGCGTTCCGGTCGAGTTGGTCCAGCCGAAGATGGTCTGGCCGCGCGGGCAGGCGATCAGGTTCTGGCCCCAGGTCCCGAAGCTCCACGTCAGCGGGTAGAAGGCCGCCGTGGAGGGCTCGGAATAGTCCCCGACGCTGTAGGCCCCCGTGCCGTAACCGGAGCCGCCCGTCCCGTCCGCCGCGCCGGCCGTGAAGCCGGACGCCGGGGTGATGTCGTAGATGGCGCTGTCGTACCAGAGCTGCAGCTTCTGGTTCGTCCCGAACGCGATGTTGAGCTCGCTGGCGATGTTGGTCCAGGGCAGGATTGAGCGGCAGACGCCGGTCAAGGCCGTGCTGCTGAGTAGTTCCCAGCCGCCGATGGTCTGAGGGCGGCCTTCCCAGAACCGCATGTTCGACCCGTCCGCCCATCGACCCGAGGCGGCGAAGGTCGTATCGTCGCCGTTCAGGCCCGGCGGAAGCTCCAGAGGGGTGCGCAGTGACGTACCTCCCTGCTAGGGTGGGCGGATGGAGCGGTTTTCAGCGCAACCGAACGGCGACCTCATCACGCTCAGCGTCGAGTGGGCCGAACTGTCCGAAGCCGATCAGCGCCGCATTCGGGCGGCTTGCGCGCAAGATGATGCCGAGGCGTGGTTCAACGCCCTACCGCTGGAAGCGGTGCTAGAGTTGTTCAGCTCGACTTGAGCAACATGATCAGCACGCGCCCGTCGCCGCCGGCCGCCACCGCTCCGCCAGAGCCCGTCGCGGAGCCGCCACCGGGCGATCCGCCGATGCCATTAGACACGCTTTCCGAGCCGCCGGCCCCGGATGAGAAGAGGCCGTTGATGGCGAGATCTGAAAAGCCCGCGCCGCCACCACCTCCCCCGCCGGAGCTGCCGCCCGAGCCGCCGGCCCCGCCGTTCGTCCCGCCAGAGCCGCTGCTCCCATTCGAGCCGGCCGTCTGACTTCCGCCTGCGCCGCCGACACGTGAGCTCAAGCCGCCAAACCCAACGCCGCCTGCGCCGCCGGCCGCTGTCCCCGCCCCAAGGTGAATGCCGGCCTTCCCCCCTCCGCCAAGACCGAGGAGCATCCCGCCGACCGTTACGCTGCTGTCGCCGCCGTCGTTACCGCTCGCCCCTATGCTTGCCGCGACGCCCCCGGCCCCTACCGTATAGGCTACGATTTGACCCTTGCGCAGGCGCACTCGGTTCCAGACGGCTCCTCCGCCGCCTCCCCCGGAACAGGCCTGTGCGCCAGGATTGGAGCCGCCCGACCCACCCGCGCCCACGACGTAAATCAGCGCCGTGCAGTTATCGGGTATCGTGACCGTGCCCGAACCCGCCACCGAGAAATCCCAGAGCCCCGCCCAGGTCAGTTTTGCAGGCCGCTTAGCGGCCATGCGCTGGCCGACGAAGCCACGCAGCCCTTGGGCAGACGCCATCAGTATTGGCCGCCTTCAGCGCGGCCCGTCTCACCATTGGTGACGGCCCTGCCAGTGGAGAAGGCAAGTCCTTCTCCGGGCTGAAGCGTCATCGGATTGTCATCGCTGATCCCCATATCGGCCTTGACTGGCGCGACCGACGAACTGGGGGTGTTGTCGGCAGCGATGACCGCATCGATCAGTGTGTAGGTCGAGCCCACCAACTTGTACCACGCAACCGTCGTCGCCCCGCCGCGAGCCCCCCGATTGATTGAGTAGACCTTGGTCAGCCGCATGCCGCGGATGTTGTCGGTTGGCGGAATCACCGTGACAGCGTTCGTCGGTGCGCTGAACGCGGTCTCAGCAACCGTCGCTACCGCCGCGTAGCTGATAGGCGTCTGAGGCGTGACAATCGAATTGGCGGTCATGAGCAGCTCCTAGAGCGCAATAGCGAGCGCGACCTGCACGCCCAGCACGGCGGTGAGATAGTCGGAGAGGTCGGCGGTGGAGGGCTGGCGCCAGAAGGACGACACCCCGTCCGTGTAGACATACTTCCCAGCGTTCCCGGTGACGCTGGGCAGGCTGCCCGTCGCTCCCAGCACCGACGCGGCGATGAAGTCCTTGAGCCGCAGGCCGCCGAAGGTGATCTGCTTCAGGTTCGAGCCGTCCGACCACACCGGCTCGATGTCGCCCGCGTCGACCGTCACCGTGCCGCCGGCGCCGGTCGTGCCTGTCACGACCTTGGCGGTGTTGTTCCAGAAGGCCCAGCCCATGCCCACGGAGGGGGCCGTAACCGTGAAGTTGGCGCTGGGCGCGCCGTTGAACTTCAGGAAGGCTTGGCGGGCGGTGTTGTCGACCTGGGCCGTCGAGGAGTTCGAGGAGGTCAGGCTGTAATCGCCGGTCACCGTGATGGCGTAGAAGCCGCCCACGAGGTTGTTGACCCGCGACAGGGCGTTGTTGAGCTTCGGTGCCCCCCAGGTGTTTGTATTCTCCCCGGCGGCCTGCAGCTCAAGCCCGAGGTCGGTATAGCTTGACGGCATTACAGCGCCCCTCCGGCCGGATCAGTCCAGCTCGTCCCGTTCGACACGCCGACCTTGTTCTTGTCCGAGACCCACACCTGATGGCCCGTCCAGTCGGCGGCCGGCGGGAGTGAGGCGAACGCCACCTGCGGCAGCGGGACCGGGTTGCCAGGCACTTGCAGCGCCTTCACGGCGGCGCGCACCTCGCTCAGCATCGGCAGCAGGGACGGGAAGTCGTTGACCCCGGGCCCAACCGGGCGGATCGACTGCATCAGTAGCCCGCGTAGACGTTGAAGGAGGTCCGGCGCGGCACGGTGAGCCCGCCCGGCTCCGTCGAGAGGGTCACCAAGGCCTTGTCGCGGTTCTCCTTGGCCCTGGCGTCCATCAGGGCCTCCTCGAACTTGGCCTCCCACATCGCCAGCGCGTCCGGATCGCGCAGGAACGGAGCCGCCTCGCGCAGGGCGCCGAACAGGTAGACGCTCGGATAGTTGGTCAGGACCAGGTTCGTGTCACTGGCGCTGGCGAGCGCGATGGAGCCCAGCCAGCGGAAGATGAAGCTGTAGTCGCCGTTTGCGTTGCAGGGGCAGTTGAAGGCGATGTTGGAGCCGTCGATGGCCCAGGCCTGCGGGATGCTGTTGACGGTCGTGACCAGCATCGCTTCGGGGATGAGCGAGCGCATCTCCTGGCGCCCAGCGCTTCCCGACCACTGGATCCACATATTCTGCGGTGAGCGGTAGCCGGTCGGCAGGGCGATGTAGCGCGAGCCGACCACGGGCGTCAGCGTGCTTTCGCTCTGGATGTCGCGATGCTCGAACACCGCGTTCAACTTGGCTTCGGCCAGCTGGATGAAGGTCGGGATGCGGGCCGTCAGGTCGGTGCGGTCCAGATAGTCCGCCACCGCATCCTGAAGGCTCGAATAGTCCGTGATTGTGGTCACGGTCAGATGCCGTCGCCCACGGTGACGTAGACGTTCGCCGCGGAGCTATCCATGATCACCGAGAAGAACAGCTGATCGCCGCGGCTCGGGTTGGCGATCGTGAAGCCCTGCGGCAGGCTGTTCGGGGCGATCGGCAGGTCTGAGGTTGTGGCCGCGACGCTGGTCGAACTGCCGAAAGCGATGTGCGCGACGGTCGTCCCGTCGTTCAGCACGCGGATCTGG